CTGCATCTTCTTGTCGGCCTCATAAGCCGAAGGATCGTTCCGCCGCAGCGTCCGGATTTCCTCCAGTCGCGCCTGCACGTTCTTGCCCGGGTCGGTCGTGCCGGCGGGAACGAGCGTTGCGGCCGGGTTGAGTTCGATCGCAAGCGCCGCGAGCTGGCGGATGAACGCCGGGTTGTCGCCGAGCTTGCGGCCGTTCGGGTCGCGGCCGGCCAAGACACTCGCCGCCAGACCTTCCGGCCACGTCGCCATCAGATTGCTCACCGCGGTCAGGTTGCGGCGGAAGTCCGGGCCCTGCCAGTCCTTGCGCAGCGCGTCTTCGGATTCCAGCTTGAAGGCCACGTCGGCGTCTTCCTGAGCCTGACGCTGCTTGTCTTGGATCTCGTAGTACTTCGACACAAGGCCGTTGAAGGCCTTCGGGTCGAGGTTGCTTTCGTGGGCCACTGCGGCCAGCTCGGCCACGATCGGTTTTTCAGCCTCGCCGATGACAAGGCCGTTCGGCAACGCCAGCTTCTCGACGTATCCCTCTGCCTTGTCGGGCAGGCCATTTTCCTTGCGCCAGGTCGCCTTCTCTTCGTCCGTCGCATTCTCGGCCAGCGGTTTCTTGTACTCGCCGGACGAGAGTTTCTGTTCGAGCGAACGGAACGACTTGGCGAAGGTCGCCTCATCCGGGAAGCGGGCGAGGCGCTTCAGGAAGGCGGCATCGTCGCCGGCCATGCGGGAGCGCCAGTCGGGTTCGGCTTTGCCGTCGCCCTTGTCTGCGCCTTTATCGGCCGAGCCCTTGTCGTCCGCGCCGCCCTTGTCGGCACCGTCGAGAATGGTTCCCTTATCGTCCGCGCCTTTGTCGGCGCCCTTGTCCGCAAGCTTGGTGTCATCAGCGCCGAGATCGGCACCCTTGTCGTCGTCAGCCATATAGGCTCCTGTTGATGGTTTATAACTTAATTCCGCGGCGTTCCGTCCGGCTGACGGGTGATCGCCACGTTCGCCCACATGGCATTCGAGCGGTGCGCGCGGATGACGAAGGTCTTGTCCGGTCCGTCCGGCAGGATAGCTTCCAGCGCATCGCCGTAGGCTTTGGCGGCCGACCGAACCTTGGCCATCGCTTCCATTTGCGCATCGGTCGGCTTCAAGTACTCATAGGTAGATTCATGCATCACTTTGCTCCGTAGCTCTATTTCAGAATGATCTTCGTCATTTTCACGATCTGCTGGCCTACGTGCATCTTGGCGCAGGCAAACACCGTGTCTCGGTCGCCGCCCTCACCCGGGCGATAAGGCTGATCGTAAGTTCCGCACAGCGTGTTGACGATCCAGCCCAGCGCTCGCTTCTGCTGGTCTGCACTGGCTACACCGGCTTGCAGGGCTTTGATGGCGTAGACGTCCGGGTCTTCGTATGGCGCGGGGTGCCAAGGACTGTGCGAGACAGGTTTTTTCAAGAGCCGTCCTTAAGTACGGCGGCGATCGCGGCCTTGGCCTCAATCTCAAAACTGCGCCAATTATTGTTCTCTTGTTCGTCCAGATGATCTTTGGGGCCGCATATTCTCGCACGGCAGATAGCCCTCGCCACTCGCTCGACCATCGCCTCTGTTGGCTCAATCATGTCCTCAATGGCGGCATGAGCCATAGCAAGATAATTACCCTTGAAAAGTCCATCTTCACCGCATGATGAATATCCGTCTGGCATCAAATCCCAGTAGTCGCCACCGCGATCTCGTAACGCCATCGCTCGCGCGACACGCTCAACCACCTTACTCATGCCGCCGCGCTCCCTGCTGCTTCATGCGCAGCCCGCAAGCCTTCGAGGAACTCCCGCGCGCTTTCCTCGCCGCGCTTCAGTTCCTCATGCTCCGCCTGCGCGGTCTCGATGATCGCAAGCATCCGGGCCAATGGCGCCTCAACCTCGACTTCACCGCCAGCGATCCGCGCCCGGAACGATTCCACGGTCGCAAACCGCTTTGTGTTCTGCTGCTGCGCGGCTTCAAGCGCCGCAGAGCCCCGGTCGAGCTCGGCCTGCATTTGGTTGATTATCTCACCGAGCAACGCCAGCGCTGACGACCGTCGTTCAGCATCGGCGAGCGCCGCTACCACAGCTTGGGTATCGTACCTGAATTTCGGCGAGTTGAACTGCCGGATAAGATTCAGATGGCTCACGCCGCAACTCCCTGCGCTGCCTGCACGGACTGCGCCGCATCACCCATGGTCTGCACGGCTCCCCCAACCTTCGTTGCCACGTCGGCGCCCATCGACATGGCCTGAGCCGCCTGTGCCGCGCGGTCAATCTGCGCCTGCTGCGCCTTGGCGTTGTCGGCAATCTCTTTCGGAACTTCCCAATCGGCCGGGGCGACGCCACCCAGCGCCTGACGGAAGGCCTTGTCGATATCGACATCGAACCTTGTTCCTGGATCCATCTGAGCGGCAATCGCCATCAATTCTGCGGTCTCCCGGAACGCGAGCGACTTGGCCCGGCTGTTGGCTTCCTGCAGCGGGCTCTCGAACTGCCAGTTGATCTCGTGGCCGCGAAGCGCGTCCGGCATATCCTCGAACGAGCCGAACATGCCGAGATCCATGGCGACGTTCCATGTCTGCTCGCACAGCCCGCCATTGTACTCGACTTCCATCGGCTCGAACAGCGGCAACGCGCGGCGGATGTATTCCTTGACGCGCTCCTGCGTCTCGTAGGCGGTCATCTTGTCACCGCCTTGCGCCTCGGGAAGGTTGATCACGTTGAGAAAGAACGCCTCCGAGATCATGCGCTCGATCTTCTCTTCCCGTGCGTCGCCCCAGTTCAGCTCGCCGGGGCGGTCCATAAGCCGCTCCAGCGCCGCGCCCATCTTCTCGTCGTACTCGGCATCCACCCAGGTAATGCCGCCGGCAAACGTGTTGACGCCGCCCTGAATGGCTTCTGCGGTGGCCTTGAGCGGCGGATCAACCGCCTTCTGCCCGGCCTCCAGCAGCGTCAGCGTCATCTGTTGCAGCAGCCGCGCGTCCGGCAGGGAAACCACCGTGGCGGGCGAATAGGCATACTGAGACCCGGAAACCGTCACCCAACGGGGGATGACGTAGTTCGAGCGCTTGGCCGGCACCTCTTCGAGGATCGTGTCGTTTTCACAATCGATATAGATCGAGGTGAACGGGAGACGGTTCCGACTGCCCTTCTTCTCGACCGAGAGATCGTATTCATCCTCCGGAATGATGATGTGCCGGCACTTGATTTCACGATAAGGCTCGTCGCGAGCCATCTTGCGAACGGCGGCCGCTACCTTGTCCGGAAACAGCTTTACCAGGGAGCGGGCTTCAAGCTGCCAGTTCCGATGGACGAGATCGATAATCAGCTCCGCATTCTCGCACCAGGCCACGTCCTTGAGGTGCCAGTTCCGGTAGAGGATGCCGTCGAGATATCTATTCGGGTCAACCGATATCACAGTCTGGCCGAACGCCACGAAGTCGTTATCGCCCTGCTTGGTCGCGCGGACGAACCCCGAGTGCTGGTCGTACATCGCGCGGCGCATGACATCGGACTTGGCGTCCAGCCACTGCTTTGACGACGCGTCGTTGTTGATATCCTCGTCCCCTGTCCGGGCATGGAACCATGACGTTCCCCGTGGCCGCAGCATGGACGACAGCGCGTTGCCGAGGTCGCGATGCGCCAGCACCGGCCGGCCCGTCATCAGGTTGGAGGCAAACTCGTCACCCAGAGAGCGTTGCGTCGTGAAGTCGGCGCGGATCGGGAAGAAGTTCTCGGCAAAAGTCTGACACAACGAGTCAAACGGCCGCTTCTTCGAAAACAGCTTGTCGCCCTGCGCGATCAAATCCTTGACGCGGGACTTGGAAACCGCCATCAGCCGGCGCCCAGCGCTCTTGAGGTATAGTCTGCGAGACGGTCCTTCGGCGCGGTCAGGATAGTTGATTGCCGGCCGGCCCGGCCCATGATGTCGAGCTGCGCCTTGCGGCGGGCCTCTCTCACACCCTCGGAATCTACGTCAGGCATTGTGGCAGGCGGCTTGGGAGTCGGTGCCGCCTGTTGAACAACGGTCGGACTGGAGAACGGGTTACCCATCAGCGCCTCTTCATGTGCGAATATCCAACATTAGATCTGGTCTGCAATGGAGTGGACCTGTTCTTGGCCCGCTTTATCGCAGCCTCTCCTCCACTCAAGCACATCACGGCGGAATCTCCCTTGCCCGTCGATCGGCCAAGGCGCTTGCGGATGTCTTCCTTACTCTCGATCTGATAGACGCCGCGCACCTGCAGCGCATGGGCATCGTAACAAACCGCAGCGAGATCGGCCTTCAGCTCCGGGTCAGGCGGTAATGCGATGACCGAGCCGCCAACCTGACCCGGGTCCAACTCATCGCGGAACTTGAAGTAGGCCGCCGCCCGTTCGTTGGCATAAGGGATATTGCTGCCCCTTGAGCGCTCGCCAGACCTTCCGGCTCCGTTGAATTTCTTGAACGGTATCTTGTTGTCGTCCAGGCGAAGTGTGATCTTGCCGCCGTAGCCGCCGCCGACGTCAACTACGACAGGGGCATTGTCCTGCCGCTTTGCCATGATGTTGGCGAACGCAAACGCAGGATCCGAGGTCGTACTGCCCTTTTCCGAAACAAACGGCGCGTACCAGCCGCCGTAGCGCCAGCACAGTTCGGCCGAGTCCCGTCCGCCGTCCGCCGGATCGTAGGCCATCGCCGTCATGGCGTATTCTTTGTAGCCGTCCGGCTTCCATCGCTCCTGAGCCGCAGTAATCCAAGCTGTCGGGATAACCTGAAAGTCCGCGTCCTTGAACGCAGTCTTGAAGCCGCCCATCAGCAAGGAGCGATAGGGCTCCGGCAGTGCGTCGAGCTGCCGTTCGTAATCGCTCGCCGCGTAGTACGGGTTATCCTTGACCGAGGACGGAATGTAAGTCCGTGAGGTCGGACGGATAACCTTGCCGTTGACGATCCGAACATCGTCGGGCCCGTTGACCCACTCGTCTAGACCATCCTCGTCTGAAACTACCCACCGGAGCTCGCCGGGCTTGGCAGGATTCGGATAGTTAGGATCCAGCCAGGGCTCAAACATCTTGATCACCCACAGCCCTTCGGCGGTGAGCGGCGGATTGGTCGCCAGAACGGTACGGCAGCGCTGGTTGGGGTCCTCCGACCGAACCCAGCCCATCAGGAACCGGACCTGAGATTCCGCGAAGTGCGTCGCCTCGTCCAGGCCGAGAAGGTCCCGGCCTTGCCCCATCGTGCCCTGCTCGTCTCCTATCCGCTGGGCGGCGCGGAAGTTGATAACCTTCTCGTCGTCAATACGTAGCCGTGGCGGCGGGGAGCCGTTGAAACCATCCCTGCTTCCGTGGATCTTCAGCGCGTCTTCTATCAGCCGATCAAGGTCGCCATACTGCCGGCGCATGATGAGCGAACGCTGGTGGCAGTTGAACGCAAGCCCAAGAAGAAGTTGGCTTTTCCCCCCTCCAGGCTCCCCGCCGTAGAGCAGGCAATCCGCCAGACTGAAGTACGCCTGCGTTTGAGGTCCCGGTGATGGAATCCACTTGTACTTGGCCGTTGCGGCAACCGCGTCCGCTACAACGGCCTTCTTGTCTTCAGGCGATAGGCCCCCAAGCTTCTGGGTGATTTCCTCAAGGAGCGTGAGGGCCATTCGCTATTAGTCAGCACCAACCGCCGGCAGCAGGTAGCCCGAGGTAAACGTCGCGCCGTCGTTATGCAGGTTGTCGAACATGGCGTATTGGACCGCCGCAACGGGCACTAGGATGGCAGCAGCAGCATCCAGCGTTCGGACCCGGTTGCTAGCGATGATGCCGGACCCGGTGGTTGCCGTAGTCTTGAGCAGCACTGCGCCGGTCGCGGTGTCGGTGTTGACCGAGTAGACAAAGTTGCCGACCACTTCTGCGTCAGTCATGACAAGGGCGCCATGCTCGATCAGGGCCGCAATATTGTTCGACGCGACGGTATGGATCGACTTGTTGTAAAGAACCTTGAGTCGGCTCATGGTGTTGGCGATGACAATATCCGGACCGGGGCTCGTGGTTGCGTCGGACTTGCGCTGGTTGTTGGTGTAGCGAAGGCCGTCCGAGTTGACCGAAACCGTCGTGGTTACGATCGACAGGAAGCCATGCGTGGCATCCGTATCGCGGAACACACACTGATCGATCCAGAAATCAGCGGCCGCCGCCACCGTAAAGCACGACGCAATCGACAGGAAGTTGCCGACGAAAATGCAGTTCCGGATGGTGATGCCGTTCGCGGAAACAGGAATTGTTGCGGTGTTTGCGGTCGTGAAAGTGAAGGTGGGGCGGTTGGCGCCCTCGCCAAGGCCCTCGATCCGAATGCCGCCGACATCGAAATTCAGGGCAGTCGCGCTGGCGATGCTCTCAGCATGCCCCGGCAGGATGATGATGATGTCGCCCTGATCTGCGGTGCATTTGTTGATCGCGGCTTCCAGGGTGGCCAAGGCCGTCGACGGTGAGGTGCCGTCAGATCCTGCCACGCCGGAATCGACGTAGAAGGTATTGCCGAAGCCATAGGCCTGCGGGTCTGCACCGACCGGGCGGCCGTCGAACAGAAGACCGTTGTCGTTATAGCCAAACCGGCGGCCGTGAATTGAGGTGTAGGGCATTGTGATATCCTTGCTGTTTGCTTGTTGCTAGTGGATTTGGGCGGGATGCCCCTTACGCGGTGATGATCGAGACTGAGACGCCTGCGGCCAGCGGCACGTCGAAATACTCAGGCGAACTGGCGAGAAGCTTGATACCGTTGGCGGCCGTGGCAACGTCCCCCATGGGGCTGGCAGCGCCGGACTTGTAGAGCTTGAACCAACAGTCGGTATCGGTCAGAAGACGAACGCCGATCGTTGCATTATCGAGCGCGCTGGCGGTCTCCGCATGCGTCGAGCTGATCGTGACGTTCTGCGGCGCTTTGCCGGGAAGCTTCGCCACCTGGTTCCGGTTGTTGCCGGAGGCGTAGTATTCCCAAACCTGACAGGTTGCCATTCATGGTCTCCAAACGACAGAACCGCCCGAAGGCGGCTGATAATTCGTGCGCTGATTAGCGCTTTGTGGTAGGCTTTGCGCTTTAACTAGGAGAGCAACATGCGGACTTTGGCCGAAGAATTGAAACACGAAGAAGAACTGCTGCGCCGTCGCTTCGTCCACCATACCAGACCGAAGGGTCCGCTCAGCCTCAAGGAGGCAATGGAACTTAGCGAGCGCATGCAAGGCAAGTCTAGTGCTTCGTCTCCGGCTGAACAGCCTTAGCCAGCGTAAATGCTATCCGTCTTGCTGCTTCTGTGTCGGATAGGTCAGCGAAGGTGATCGGGTTCTCAGGATCGCCAGCCAAGGTGACCGCACTGAGCTTGGCATGCATGTATCCGGCTGCATCCCGAGCGCATTCATGAGCCATCACGCGCAAACCGGCGGCCTGCTTGACCTTCGCCAACAGCGCCTTGAATTGCTCTTCATGAGATTGACCAAGGGAGGCAACCTGGCTTTCATTCATCCCCTCGATCACAGCCTCGGCATCAAGCGCCACCTGTTGAAAGTGCCTCATGTTGTCCAGCATGATCTCCAGCGGAGACTTGCCTTCCGTAAGGGCACGCTCTGCCACCTCACGGGTGCGCTTCGTAATGGCCCCGGGCTTGCGTCCAGCGCCTTCCCTCTTACCGCCGTGTGCCATGATTGATCTTGATTGATTTCAAGGTTTGCCTTCGATCCCTACCCAAACACACCGGCCGCTCCAAGCCACAGGATGGCCTGTAAGGCGAACAGCAGAACCCACAACTGGTTTGTTGTCAGCAGCACGTTACTTGCCTTCGATCCTGTCCAGCCGGACGATGATCTTTCCCAAT